TACTACGGTGTTATTGACTAGTGTAAAGTCTGAAAATGGTACTTGTTGAACACCATCTAAAAATACTGCAATCCTTGACTCATTTAATACTGGAACAGATATAGTAAATTGATATGCCGAACCATCTGTCGTAAAGTAGTTAACATCATACATTTCCAGTCTTTCATCAACATAGTCTTGTTGATCTCTTCCTACGAAGTCAGACTTACCGTCTTCATAAAATTTTGATACTTCAATAGTTTCATTACCCAAGTTAGGGTTTATTGAAGTCAAATAAAGCATACCATCTTTGGTTCTTCTTATACCATTGAATGATTTTTGCTTTGTAGAAGCAGCAGGTGTATGTGATACTAGATAAGGCATAATTCCCTATATTTATTCTTATGTTAACGCTAAAATACTAGCATATGCTTCTACATCAACTGAACTTGAGTCAGGTTGTGGATCAGCAATTACTCTTACTATATCGTTGTTCTCCAAGTTAACTGGTTTATCTAAAGTTAATGTATTGTTTGGTGGAACTTCTAAACTTTTACCTATATGATAAAATGTAGAACCACCATCAGTAGAAACTTTTATATTAACGGTAGCAGTAGCAGTCGTACTTTTATTAGAAATATATAATGCGTGTACTACAGCATATTCATTTGCAGCTGCCGTGTATAAGTTAGCAGATGAATCATCTGAAAACTGCACGTTCATTCCTGCATTTTTAAATGTACTTGCCATAATTAACTACCAAAAACTATTGAATACGCTAATGCGTCTCCGTCCATTGCAACTACACCGTCTGAATCTGGTAAAGTGATTGTTCTATCACCTGTAGGTTCAGCAACGGTTAAAGTTGTTTCGTATGCGTTTTCTAAATAACCTTCAAAAACTAAATTTGCACCGTTTAATGTAATATCATTACTAGTTACGGCACCAGCATTTGTAACTGCTTGTAAAGTTACAGCACCAGCACCACCAACTTCTTTGACAACGCCACCTGATGTTTTAGTATATAACTTACCATCGGTAACATTCATCGCCAATTCGTGTGTTTGTAGAGCAGCAGCACCAGGTATTTGATTTGGTGTTTCTGATCTTTTAATCTTAATTACGGTTGCCACTAAAATGTTCCTCCATCAACGGTTACAATTTCAACTTCTCCTGAAGTTACACTAAAATTGTCTGAAGTAAATTTAGCAACACCTTTATTAGAAGTAGTAGCATCCTCACCCTCAACTTTGATAGTATTATTATCAACGATTGTGTTAATACCTTCTCCTGCTAAAAACTCTAAATTTTCTTCTAAATAAACTCTACCTGTTGTTGAAGACTCATCTGTTAAAGTAATAAATGGATTTGCAAGTTTAGAAGTTGCAATTGAACCACCTAACATTGCATTTGTAATTCCTAATGCCTTAACTCTTAATGCGTCTGTATTTACTTCTATTGAAGAATCATCTACAGCAACATCTAATTGATTTCCTGATTTTGTTAAAGCTGCACCTGCAGTTATTTGACCTGCACCAGAAAACTGAGCAACATCTAAATCAGTTGTTCCAAAAGTAGGAGCACCTGTATGTGTAAATGTATATCCGTTATTAGCATTTAATGTACCTTCTTCAACGAATACAAAAGAACCACCTGTTAATTCTGATGGTTGATCTTCTGGAGTTGCTCTTGTTAATACCCAATTTGTAGAAGCACCACCTACATTAGTTACAACATAGATACCGTTTTCAAAAGCATTAGTTTGATCTTTAACTAATATTCTATCATTTAAATTAGCAGCAGTTGAATCAAGTGTTAATGTTCCTTGTGTGCCTGAATTTGTTAATGTTGCGCCAACACCAGCAGTACCGTTTGAATAAGTTGCTGTTAAGTTAGCCGTTGTTGCAAGTTTACAAGATGGTTTAGTATCTAAACCTTGTGCAACTTGGTCAACATATGCCTTGTTAGCAAGTGAAGTATCACCGAAACCTGATCTATCTTCATAACCAGATGGTACAACAACCGTACCAGTTCCGTGTGGGTCTAAATTAATATCTTTATTAGCACTTGTAGTTGACATTGTTTGACCATTAATCGTAATGTCATCTATAACTATTGAAGTTAATCCTGATAAATCTGTTGTAGCAGCGGCACCTAAAGTTAATGTTTGAGCACCTAAAGAAACTTGTGGATTTGCTAAATTAGCATTTGTAATTCCAGCAGTACCAGATAAATTTGAGTTTGTAATATTTGTTGCGTCTATCTGTACTTGGTTGTCTGAAACGGTAGTTGTAATACCTGAACCTGCCTGAAATGTTAATGTTTCATTTGTGTTGTAAGTATCTGTATTTGTTCCGTCAGATAAAACTATATTTGAAAATACGGTTTCAAAATCTAAATTACCAGAACCATCTGTTTTTAAGAACTGACCAGCAGTACCATCACCATCAGGTAAAGTAAATGTTTGAGATGTAGTTACAGCGTTAGGTGATTTAATTCCTATAAAGTTTGTACCATTATTAGTACCTTCATTAAATCTAACTTCACCACCTGTTGTTAGTGAGTTACCTACGTTTAATGTATCTATTGCTAAGTTTGAATCTGCTATTAGTGCTGAACTACCTGTTAAAGTACCAGCCACGTGGTCTAGCATATCTGTAAAGTATTGACCACCTATTACTGAAATATTATTTGCGTCACCGTTACCGTCAACACCACCTTCTCCTACAAATAATCTATCTCCTAGATTACCTTGTGATCCTGTTCCAAATGTATATGCTAATTCACCTAGTTTTAGTGTTGCTGGTGCTGAAGTTGACGAACTTCTTTTTATCTGTATTACCGTTGCCATAACTTACTAGAAACTCCCGCCGTTAAATGTTAATGTACCAGTTGTGGTAACTATTTCGTTTCTACTAACAAACTTACCATCACTAGCTCTGTATTGTAATAATGCACCATCATTTAAAGAACTTACATCAACATCACCTAATAATTTTAAAGAAAGAGAACTATTTTGTAAAGATGAACCCGAAGGTAGAGTTACAGAAACCTTTTTAGGTCCACTTGATGTTGGAGCGTTGATTTTTGCTGTAATACTTGCCATTTAGACCTCTCTCTTTTAACAATATTTATAATACTTCTAACTTGTTGTTACATTAGGTCTAGTAGTGATGATTCCTTCAATTACTCTAGTTACCGTACCAGTAGAGGTTTGTGTAATCTCTACATCATAGACATATCTCTCTGGTGCGTCTAAAGCGGCTGTCTGAGCAGCTGTGAGTGTTAAAGCTATGACACCTGAAGCGGCGTCTGTAGCAATAGTTGACGTTATGGTCGTTCTTGTTCTTGTTGACGCAAAACCCTTTGCCATCTTGGCCTCGGTTGTATATCCAGTCAGATTAAATGCGTTTCCGTTTGCGTCTTTTACGGTTACATCTGAACTAAAATTAGCGCCTTGATCTATTATTAAATTAGCTATTGCTGCCATTGTCTTCTATTGGTTGAACTTTTTCCTCTTTCATCAATTCTAGTATCTTTTTATTGTAAAATTCTGTTAGAACTGCAATTTTTTCCAACTCAATATCGTGTCTGACTCTACTTGCCTCAATCTCTTGTCTGGCTGTGATACGATTTCTCAATCCTATACTAAATTTAGTTTCGTCATACACTTTTCCATCTATGGTTATTGACATTATATACTCCTTATGTTATAATATATACTATATTTATACGAGATATAAATAGATTTTAAAGGAGATATTATGGCATATTGGAGTTTAATTACTTATACTAGACCAGACACGGATAAAGAATGGTACGTACAAGATAGCGTAGATGAGATAAAATCAGAAAAATATAAGAGTGGCGAAGGTATTGGCAGACTAATAGTTGAACTAGAAAATACTGGAAAGATTACTCATTACTCAATATCAGAATCTAATGATGGTCTAAAACAATATATAAAACTAGGATTTGATAGTAAAGAAACTTTTGACAAATTTATAGCAGATAAAGATACTGCTCAACCTAATCAAACATCACATAGAGATAATTGGGTATCAGAAATTGGCCTTACTTGTGATATTCAAAATACAGAGTCAGAACCTACTATTACATTATAAGCACCTCTTTATATTATTAATGAAACCTGAAGACAATACATTTCACACAATATCAATTCAAACGACATATAGATGTAATATGGCGTGTGCTAATTGCTATCTAGGTAATATGTTAAACAATCCTAAATTCGCTGATGTAGATGTAAATAAATTTGAAGAAGCAATATCTAAATTACCAAGTCGTTGTGATATTCGTTTTATAGGTGCTGAACCTACAATGAATGATAACTTATTTGATATGATAAAGATAGTTAGAAAATTAGGTCATACTCCGTCTTTACTAACAAACGGATTAAAGTTAGCACAAGAACAATATGTAAAAGATTTAAAAAAGTCTGGTTTAAATTTTTTAGGTTTGAGTATGAATGGTGGACTAGATGATGAGGTCTATAAAAGATTTGATAATGGTAAATTTGCAACCGTAAAAAAGAGAGCATTAGAAAATTGTATAAAACATAAGATAGTGCCTCATATTAATGTGATAGTTGATCCTACAAACTTACATATATTAGAACCATTATTTTTATATACAAAATCTTTATGTGAAAAATATAATAGAAAATCAGGTCCTTTCTTTCCTATTATGTTTAGAATTAAATCAGTAGGTAAAATGGGTAATCATTTAGATACTCACACATTTAGCATAGATGAATTAATTAAAATTTTTAGAAGTGAGTTTAGTAAATTTACAGACGAAAAAATAATACCTAGTTTTAATGTAAATGGATATAAAGAAACTAATACTTGTATTTTTAATTTTGATACTGATATAGGTAAAGTATATGGCAAATGTACAGACTGGACAACAGATGATGATGGTTTGCCTGATAGAGGAAGTAAAAGAAGAGGTATATTAACAGATAAGTATATGATAGAACCTTTTTTTGAATATTATGGAGAAATAGATGAAACACAATCGCCTAGACTGGAACAATAGAACCGTTTTTGATTTACTACAAAATGATGTAGACCTAACGGTCATAGAAAATACACCTGGTAGTCAAGTTGAAATCTGGAACTTTTTAGAAACATTTTTTAAACCTGCACCACAAGATCCGTTTGACCAGATGTTTGTTAATATAGTTAGTGATGAAAGAGCATTAGCAAAAGAAAATCTAAAAGGTAATACTGAATTAGAATGGCACATAGATAAAGGTTATTCTGAACGCCCGCCTGAATATGTTGCGTTATATTCTGTTGATATAGATGAAGACGCTGGTAATACTTTATTTGTAGATAGTAGAATACTTGAAGAAATACCTGATTATTATAGAGATCATAAAAATGACATAGTACAATTTGATATGAATAGATTTATACACGATAAAGAGTATGGATATCATTTTAGAAGTGAGGCAGAAAGAAGATGGTTTAGAAGAAAATATAGAAACGTAGAACACGAATTAATACAAGGCGATAATAGAGGTGTGTATCTATATTATTGTGAAGCATACAATGATTTACCTGAAATGCAAATGATAAAGAAAAAACTTTATGATCCTAAAAGAGTACATAGACACAAATGGAAAAAAGGTGAACTTGTAATCTATAATAATAAAGCAACTAATCACAAAAGAGAAAACGGTGGAAAGAAAAGACATTTATGGAAAATTGCGTTATACAAGAGATAACATATATTGATGAGTTTTTAAATTTGTGTGAGTTGGCGTCTAAATCAAAACACCCTAACGCTTCAAATTACAACGTAAATCAAATGAAAAAGCGTTGGAACAAA